ATGAAAGTCACTAACCCTCTGAATGGGGTTTAACCCCCATTCAGACTCACTGAAATATTGAGCCCGTACATACTCCCGAATATACTCTCGCAATTTTAGCGGAAGTATCTTCGGAAGCCCATAATGGTCTAGTCTCATAAAGTTACTGTCCACATTTTGTCCCCGCAAATGCGGTGTTCCGGCAAGACATCGAACTATAACTCGCATACATTCTTTTAAATATTTGAATGTAAACGTGGATCCATTATTTTGGATCATTAGTTCTACTCTTCCCAGGAATTGGAGAAAATGAGGCCGAAGCTCTCTACAGTTAAATAGCCATAAGATGATGGCAGAGAATCTTTTAAACTCAGTCGAGGTCCGATCTCCCTTTAGGGGAACCGAACCTTTACCTAGTTTAAGAGATCTGATCCATACCTTATCATCTTCCTTATGTGAGAAATGTTTCTCAAACGATGGAATCTGTTCCAACCGTTTAAGTAACATTTGTGTATAATCCAGTATTCTATTTATTAGAATTGGACACAGTGCATTAAGCACCATATAGAAGAACGTTAAACTCGCTAAGCCAAGTGTGGCTAACGGGAATAATATACTTACTATAATTGTATACACAAACACAAAGGGAAAGACAATAAGGGCGATCAAGCTGGCGAAAAGCCCTCTACCTTTAAACGCCGAAAATAGATTTGTTGTTTTCATGGCTAATAGTCGATTGTATTTAGTCCGGGGGAACTCCCCCGCTAGATGCCTGAGACCTTATCGGTAATAAACTGCCGGTATGTAGCAAACTCATACTGCAAACTCTTCAGTCTGCTAAGACAGTACTTAAGGATCTCTACGGAAACGTTCCCTTTTATGGGTGCTAACCACGAGGTACTGGTTTTATTGAAACCGTCATCTAGAGAGTATTTTGTTATCTCAGTTGCCAGGAAGCTGCCACCTAAAAGCTGGTGTCTTTACGACCAACTCAGAGAAGGCGAGGGATAAGTACCGTCCGAAGACGGAGGCATTAAGGAAACCCTTCTTGATCTCCCACCCTTATCGGATGTGCCCGTTCCGACCTTAGCAGTTAAACTAACTGAGTGTCTTTTCCAAGCTATTTATCGGACAAGCCGACTCTCACCTCTTTCGAAGGAAATAGTTGGGATCGTCTCTTACGATCATTAGCGCTGACTAACGGAACCGATATGACATAACGGTTGCGTCTGACCTGTCCCCGGTTTCCCGGGGTGGCCTGTCTTGAGATTGTCCTCTAGCGCGAGTTCTCTGCCGTTGCCCATACAAAGGTAACGAACGAGATTAGCGTATGAGAGGTTAGACATGAGTGACCAGATACCTGAACTTCTCACCGGGCCATTATAAATGGCAGAATGAGCCTGAACAGTACTGCTTCCTAAGCAGTAGGATTCATGTTTTAACGTCAATACACCGTTCTAGTCCATACATTCGTATGGTGGGCGACAGAGGTGAAGACTTCACTTAAAAGTGATTTCTTAAAGAGCAGGTGCTCCTCATGCTTCTAAGCTGAGTCTCGGGGGTTC